AAAAAAACGAGAAAGAAACTCCAAGCCTTCAACTGTCCGTGAAGTACTAATCTCCGCTTGCATACAAGCCAACTTGGATATGTACTTATACTGACGCACGAGAACACGTGGCGTCAGGCTGGTGCGGAACATGCTGAAGGCATCGTCACCAAGCACGAGGGAACGACAACTCAGACGCAAAGAGGTACAAAAGGCTTTAATGATGGTAGCATTCCACATGGTGTTGCGAAAGGTTGTGGACTGCGCACCAGTAGCAAGCTGATGTTTTACTTGGACCTTAACGCCGAACTTGCGATTAGAGGCAGAAAATGAACCGGCCTGTAATACCAAAGCGGTGACCCAAAGAGGGGCACCAAAATGGCGGAGCCACCGGACCTCAAGTAGTCCCACGTCATAAACCTGACTGGAATCATTTGACTTGAAATCCGCGCTCAAAAAAACCGAATCCTCACCACCATCACGGTCAATAAACTCGCAAATTTGTTCGGAAGACTTCTTGTAAGCACCCATAAGATCAATGGGAGAAGAAGATTGATCCATGCAAGCAAACATTCGCCTGGTGCACTCCTGCATCACGGGACCCAAAAGAACGTTGTGAAGATCCGAGGACTTGTAAATGATCCTAGGCGCCCAATCACAGTCGTGGCGCTTGATAAGCGCCTCAGCCTTGACAAAAATCTCCTTGTCGCTGAATTGACGAGACGTGATAGCATCAACCAACCCGCTGACCTTATCCTGTCGAGCCCTCTTGGCGGGTTCGAACTGCTTATTCCACTCACGGAACAACTCCGCGTCGTAGTGAATAGGGGCCAAAGGTTGGGGGCACAACTGCAGCAAAAGCTCGTCATTTGCCTTAAGTATGCTATCGTCAACTCTGCTGGAAGAAAAGAAGTTACAGCGTTTGTCAAAAGCTGCGAGAAAAGACTGGAAGCTCGCCTCAGCCACAACGGGCCGGTGGTCCTCCAGAACGGGACCATAAAGATCATCGACAAGCCGAGGCTCGGATAGCGCTCTTGAGCGAGGGTGTGACAGCCTGTAAGGAACGACAGGGTGTCTCAACGTGCGTGTGGGTCGAGTCCTAGCTCGCCGCGAATGGTAATGTTGACTCACCGAGTGAGTGTGTGAAACATAACGAGTGTAGTCTGTCATAGAAAGAGTGTAGTGTAAGAAGTAGTAGTAGTAGTAG